AGTGCCAGCAGCCGCAATTGTTTTGCCCGTCGCCTGTGCCGCAGTCAGTATCAAGGTTGCACCATCTGCAACAGAGAGTGCGACATTACCAAGATCAGTCGCAGCATTCAGCGTGAGATCAGCAGCAATCGACGAAGTCACTGTTCCAACAGTACCAGTAGCCGCAATACCAGTCGCGGGAGCATTCGCGTCAGCAGTTGTAGTGACTGCACCAACAGAAGCTGTAGCTTCCAAGCCTGTAACGGAAGTTATTGAGTCGGCGGTGACGACGACAGACCCTACGGTTCCTGTGCCAGCTACCCCAGTAGCGTTAACAACGGCTGTTCCAATAACTGTAACAGAGTCAACAGACCCAGTAGCCGCAATTCCCGTGACGTTTACATTAACGCCTACGCCCTCAATAATACTTACAGAGCCAACTTCACCTGTCGCGGAAACGCCAGTTGGATTAACGTTAGCCTCTGCTACAACGGTTACGCCGCCAACTGAACCCGCGGCCTGTAGACCAGTCACAGGGACATTGGCCTCTGCGACTATTGTTACAGAGCCAATTCCTCCAACGGCACCAGCGTTCGTAATGGAGCCTTCGCCAAAGGCGAGTTGGCCCCACGTTCCTCGGCCCCAACCAGATAAGGGGACGATAACATCGGTCATTAGGCTATCCGAATGATGGCGTTAGAAGCATCTGCCGTTGGGAATACTACAGTAAAGTCACCATTTGTGGACGTTTTGTCTGATCCAAAGTCTAAAATAACGACTGCTGGATTACCTGCGGCGGAATCATTATAAATCATCGCGCCACGAGCGGTAATAGTTGAAGACGACCACGTTGTATCCGCAAAATCAGTAAAAGCTGTAGTTCCTGAGCTTGTAGGATCAACTCGTGTTAGAGTGTTCCCTCCAGCACTATAACCTGTTCCTGAAACCTCATTAGTCGCAGTATAAGCTGTCGTAGAGGCGTTAAAAGATGCACTATTCGTATAAAGGGCAATCTTAAAGGTGCTTCCACCTGAGTTTTTAAAGTTATGCACGGCCTCAAGAAGCTCTTTCTTAAAGCTCGTACACATGAAGTTACCTGAAAAGGCCATGTCACAATCTCCTTATAAGTTTAACATGTTTGTTTTGACTGATACTTATCATGTTTTTTCCCGCAAAATAAGACCAGTACGATAAGCGTCAGTAACTTCTTGTGATTCTCCGAAGTTTTTGACGCGAGAAAGGGCTTCAGTGAACCGCTGAGTGTAGTTTTGAACTAAATCAGCCTCACCCTTCATAAATGTATATGCTTCGATCAAAGAGCCATACAGCATTGAAACAGAAGCATTTGTGCTTAACCATGTTGTTCCATCTTCAGCACCCGCCGTTAGGCTTGCTGGACGATAGAAATAGTGAAGCTCCACTTCATAGGCCGCATCTGGAGTTGGACCTAGTATGAAATTATCAATATCAAACTGCGCATAGTATCTAGGAGCGCCAGACGTAGAATTGTTCGGGTTAAATGACTGAACAAAGTTCACATCTTTGAATAAAACAAACTCCTTGCTGCCCCCACTTGTAAAAGAAAGGCTGTATGGAGCTAAATAATCACTAGGAAGGGCAAGATATTGGTTGTTTGCCGCCATATTTCCAGATTGATTCTTCCTAAATACCTCCAACTGAGCTATTTTTAGTATGCGTTCTTCAGTGTTTTTAATGAAAATATCAAGACTGTTCACAAAAGTTGTTTCTGTGTTTTCAGTGTAATCCTGAATCGCGGTCTTTAATTGTGCGTATGTAAAGCTCATGATATATTCACCGTAACGCTACCGACAGAACCAGTAGCAACTAAATTATTTGGGGTTAACCCCCCATCGTATGCCATTCCTACCGGATTCCAGCCCCATTGTATATTGTCTTGTTGCGGAATGTTCTGTTCAGGCCGTGGATTGCGCAGTGCTTGGGGGTCAGGAGTGGCGCGAAGAGGCTCTAGCTGTGGTTGCTTTGCTTCCCACTCGTCCTTGCCCACAAGAAGCCCATTCCACTCCTTACGCATGTCTCTGAGCCTATATCTGAAGCCAGAGCGGTCAGATATGCCATATGCCCACTTTCCTGTGGCATACTTAGACATAACGGTAATTCCTCAAATCGGGAGCGACCCTAAAGGATGCGCGATCTCTATCTTCATCCATTGCTCGACCTATTTCCTCTTCATACACCGTTTTTAGGAGTTGAGAGCGGTCTGGAGCACGTTTTATGCTTATATAATAGGCCAAACCAGCCGCTAAAGCAGGGTAAAAACGGAAGGGAACTTGCACTGTATTTGTGTAAGTATCGGCATCATCTAGGCGTATTAAGGCGTTATAATACACCACATCAGTGCTATTATCGGGCAAAGGCCACATTTTCAGGACAGGATTTATCAATCTATCAACAAAATACTGCGTTGGGCGACCTGTTGTGGATTTTGTTGGGATATTTAAGTATTCATCCCTACTTATGCGGTCTAAGGCGTAATCTGTGCCATCTCGACGTACAACAAGAGATAATATGTCTATTGTAGAGGTTCCAAGGTCATAAGTGCCATCTCCCTGAACAACTGTCAGGTTCTTTTCAGCTATAGTCCATTGATTAAGGCCGCGGTTGGCCCAATCAGCAAACATGAGGTTCATGGACCTTTTTGCTGTTTTTAAGTCATATCCAGTGCGAACTTCCAAGCCGCAACGCTCAAAAGCCTCTTCAACGTAGTCAGCTACGTCTAATTCAAAGTCTGTTGAGCCTGATACTGTCATTTCTTCTTCCTTTTAAGAGCCTTTACCCTCCGAGGTTTACCCGCAGGTTGCCCAATACGCTTCTTTTGTGCCACTCTACTACGCTTTTCGCTCGCTGTCATCTCCGAAGCTGTCTTCGGGGTCTTTGAGCTTACGCGCTTGCTTGGGCGACAGTAAGGTGTTCCACGTTTTTCACCCTTTTTGCGACCACAAGCCTTGCCTGTACGCACATCTTTCCAGTCTTCTTTAAACCAACGCTTTAAAGCCGCGCCTTTTTTTGTTTTTCTAACTGCCATCAGCTTTTCTTAGTCACTTTGCGGCGACCAGACATCACCTTGCCGCAACCATTTGCGACTACTTCACCACCTTTTACCATTCGACGCACTGGACGCTTGCGAAACTCGTTAGAAGGCTCAATAACGCCTCCCATAGCCTTCTTTACAGGCTTTTTCTTGCTGTTTCCCCAGTTCTTAGCGCCGACTTTTCGGCACTTTGCGATTGCGCCGCTTGCGTATGCGCTTGGGAACACCTTGTACCTTGCTTTTACCTTTTTGTAGCACGCGTCCTTTGGCATTTTTCTTCCTCTTCATGGGCGGCTTTGTGATTTGCTGCCCCATCTGTGAACGGCTTATAGCCATTTAACACTTCCACCGTTTTCTTGCTTGTCTCAAGCGGCTATTTGGGTCTTTTGCCGCCTTTGGAAACTTTTTCATTTGCCCAGCCGAACGTGCGCAGTATGATTTGCGCCGCTTTGCCGCTTTACTGCCCTTTTTGACCTTACCAGTCACAGCAGTTTTTAACTTAGAGCCGGGATTCGCTTTTTTATACGCGGCAACGCCCTTTTTGGTCATGCCTGCCCCTGATTTGGTTTTGCGATAATTACCGCCCTTACCAGTGGTTTTGCGTATTGGATTTTCTTTTTTACGAGGCATTAATCACCTATCAAACTTTTAGGTGGGGAATAAAATAACCCCCCACCATAGTTTAAGACAAAAATACTGTCAGTTCGTTGCTTGATCCCGTGAGAGCACTAACATACGCACCGCTTGTTGCGAGAATACCATCATCAGGAATGTTTAAATGGTGCATTCCTGTTGGAAAAGTTTGCGTAATTAGTGTATCGCCCGAACCGCTACCATCTTTAATCGTAAAAGCACCCGCTGCGGCTGCATAAATTACAATTTGACGAATGCGAGAACGAGCAGGACCGACAACAGCCGCAGATGTACCCTGCGCCCAATTATATGCCTTTACTGGACCTGCCATATTATTCTCCTATTACGCTAAATTGTTGTTTTGCGCGTACAGAACTGTGAAACGAACCAAACCTGCGGTTGTAGCGGCAGAAGCAGTAACAGTCAGTCGAATATCTGCCGTACCTGTATCTTGCCAAGCCAAAGCAGCGCCAGCTTGAGTCGTCGGATACTTGCGACCCGCATCTGTACCACTAGCATAAGTGTTTAGAACGGTTGCAGCACCGCCAACTGTGTCACCAACACTCAAGTTAGTTGTAGTGTTTGCTGCCGTAATAACATCAATCACCAAGTCAATAATCTGAGAATTTGCAGGAATAACAACGTCAGTAACGGATGCCGCTAATGCGCCGCCAGATAAATCTGCTGAAAAAGTCTGCGTCATAACAACTTGACCAACGTTTGCAATATCAGAGCCAAGCGTTGTGCCAGTAGTATCTTTAATTGTGCCAGCCTTTATTGGGCCAGAGAAAGTAGTAATACCCATGTCTATCTCCTGTCTGGGTTAAGTCAGCCGCCCAATGCGGCTGTCAGGGATAAATTAACAATACACCAAGTTTTTAAAAAAAGAAAGGGGCCACCGAAGTGACCCCTCAAGTTAGGAGGAGGTATGAACTACCTCCCTAACTGTAACACACTTTATGCACCCGGAGAACCGAATACAGCGCGTGGGTCAGAATAGCCGAAGCTATAACGCTCACGAGCTTTAAAGCGCATGTTGCCTGTGTCAAAATCAGCTTCCATGTTTGTACGCATTGGTGAGCGTTCAAAGTGTTTGAAGCCATTTGGAGCATCAGTTTTGATGAAAAACGCATCTGGGTCTGTCAAGAAGTGGTTAACAGTGTAACCCTCTGGAAGCATACCCATGTTACGAATTGCGTTAATATCATTATCGGCTGTGCCAACACGCAATGTTGATTCCAACAAACGATCTGCAACGAATTGCAGTTGTGGTGGAATGATCATTTTTGTGCCGCGCAGAGCAATAATCATGTTACGCTCATCTACGAAGGTTGAAATATCAATCAACGCATTTTCCAACGAAGTTTCGTTGAGATCAGCCGCTGTTGATGGTTCGTTGCGGAAAGTACCGCCACCTGCAAGTGGGTGTGCTGTTGAACAAAGCTCAACACCGTCACCACCAGAGAAGTTAGCATTAAACGCGTTGTTTAATACTGACGCCGCTTTAACCTGCTTAGTGTGAGCCATAGAACGCGCAAGCGCCTTCGTATAGCGAGCACCAAGACGGTCATACAGGTTATCTTCGATAGCCTCTTCCGTCAAAGCGAATGCAAGCGCAACTGTTTCGTGTGAATAACGAGCAGTGTATGCTTCATTTGCATTGTCGAATTCGACGCCAGACCCTTCGGATTTTGTGGGAGCATTCCCAAATCCGACGAGCATGACCTCTTCTTCAAACGCACGGTCTGAAGATTCTGTGTCAAAGATTTCAGCATGTTCGCCTTCGTAGCGATCATACTCCATACCGAACAGAGCGTTTAAACCCGGTTCTAGCTCTTTGACGAGTTGTGAACGTGAAATAGCCATAACTCAGTCTCCTTATGCTAGACCCGCAGTGCCAGCACTGAACAGGTGGTTGTTGATTTTTACGATCACATTAGTGTTCGCGGTGGCTACATCGCTATTCTCAGGGTCTTGAGAAATGTCGATTGCTTTGAGTGGAAGACCAGCAGTCGTCGCACCCGTTGTGACATCTAGCTCAGTGCGAGAATTACCACTTACGGTACTTCCTGCCGTTGCGTCAACAATGTCGAAATTGCCAAACAAATCAGCTACAGGGAATGCAGCGTCAGCTTGGATTTCAAAGGTTGCACTTGGGTCATCAATGACATTTGCGAAAATGTCTGTCCCAGTTGCACTTGCAGGCCAATAGTTTGAATAAACAATATTGCCATTTGGGTCTACATATGAACAGCCGTTAAATACGCCCAAAATCAGATTGGTAGCACCTGCTGGAGCACGAGTGATAGTTCCGTCAGTGGCGACTATGACTAAGTCACCTTGGAAAATACCCGTAGCATATCCAGAAGCGATACGATACCGATTTTGTCGCTGCGAGCTAGTGCTCGTTTTGACAGGGCGAAGGCCGAAAGCAGCGTCTTGATTAGACATCTTTACTCTCCTTCAGAGTTCCCGCGTCCTTTCTGTCCGAAAGAAACGGAAGATTTACGTTGAGGACTTAGCTTCGGCATGGCTGGGTTGTTTTCACGCATCCAGTCACGATCCACTGCATCCAATTGATTTTTTGAAACACCTTGATAATGTTTATTCCGCTGATCAGCCATTTCGACAGGGATACGAGCGAGAACAAGACCACCAACACCGATAGTGCCAGCGTTGCGTCCCTCATCTACTACAGGCCCTAAATAATCGGGATACTCTTCAGCGCGAACGAGGTCCCAGCCTTCTTGCCGTTTTTTATGAACGTTTGTTTTATCGTCGAATTCCATTACAGATTCGCGTATCCAACGGTGTTTATAACCGATAGGTGGTTCGGGAGCTTCCAGAGCAGAGCCGGGTCGCCATTCTTGAACGCGCTCTGCGCGATCCCGCGTGTTTGATTCGCGTGGTGTCCTGTCTGCCATTTTATTCTCTCCGATTTCCAATTTTTGCGACTTCTTTTGCGTACTTATCCAGAGGAATCCTCATCTTTTTCGCAAACGCCACTTGACCCGGTGTTAATTCAACCGATTTTTTCCGCCCTGATTTTACTGACCGTCCATTGGACGCAGGAGCAACAGTCTGAGCGTTGGACCGTCTTTCCCGATTAAATTTTTGGGGCATTTCTCTACGCATACGAGAGTCGATTTCTTTGTAGTAATCGTCTGACGTAGGATCAAAATCCTCTTCCAAAACAAGTTGTTCGTGGATTGCTTGAGCCGCACGCGTCATGATGCGGTCATTTCCAAACCAAGAATTCTTTTCCAACCAACCTTCAAGTTTAGGATCACGAGCTTGTGGAGCTTGTGGAGGCCGTGCTTGTTGAGGTGGTGGCTGTTGCGGTGTCTGAGAAGCCTGTTTTGCGGCTGCTTGTTGACGTTGCAAATTAATTTTTTGAACTCTAACTTTTTCTTTAGCTACAGCTATTTGAGATAATGCTTGTTGCGCTTTCGCGGCCTTTTCATAATCACCAGCTTCACTAGCTTCAGTGTAAGCGCGAGTCGCTTGAACTTCTTGAGCTTTTAAACGATTTTCAGTTTCAGAGTTATATCCTACGCTCATTTGCTGCAAACGCTGTTTCATCTGAGCGTTTTCTTGCTGCATGGTTTGAGCATACTGAACCGCGGCTTGGGCTTCTTCAGAAGCCTGCTTTCGTTTCGCAGTTAATTGATTAATTCGACGCTGGACAGATTCGCTGTAATTTTCTAGCTCATCGTCGCCATTAGATTTTTTACGAACATTTGTTCGGGTTCCTTCTTCATCGCTATCCGATGTAGAAACCTCATATTCGTCGTCACTGCTGTCGTCTTCAACTTCAACAGATGCGCCATTTTCAAAATCTTCGTCTTCACGAATATCTTCAGCCATAGCCATTTTCCTTGCTCTCCCTTACCTTATACATACGAAATGTCCTTGGGGTCAAGAATCGTAGCAATAATATTATCGTCATTTATGATACGAACCTCAAGACCTTCCACTTTGAACCTATTTCCACTATATCTTCCTATAAGAACCCAATCCTTCTCATTACACCAAGGACCATTTGGGAACTTCTGGGTGTCAGCATAAGCATCGGGACCTAACTTAACGACATAAGCCGCTACGGTAGCAAAGGATTCACGCTCTCGAACAGCGTCTGGAACAATAATTCCGCCCTTTGTTTTCTCACTAGGATAGTAGGGTATGATAAGAACGCGATAGCCTGTTGGCTGTGGCAATCTCTCAAGTGATGAAGACGCCATCTGTGACGGATCATCTTCGTTTTTGTTTTCTGAGCTTTTGCCAAAAGCATTTTCAATAGGCTTTGGCATTGCTGGGTTTTCTTTTATGGCCTTTTGCGCTGCCTTCGCAACGTGATCAGGCACAAATAACTTGCTAGTCATCTGCGTACTCTATGCCTTTCATCGCGGCTTTAAGTTCATCCTCAACGTAGGCCATGCCGCGTATTTCACCTACGATGTACCGATACTCCTCAAAGGTCTGTATCGAACCATCCGCGAGCTTATCTTTAAGACGCACATCGCGCTCGCGTATGCTTTTGTATAAATATTCTGCAAGATTAAGTGCGTCCATACAACATATAGTATGCTAATGTGCGGGAAACACAAGTACAAATACCAGAAAATCAGAAAATTCCTTGGAACTTCTGGGGTCTTGCCGCTTTGCTAAACCTACTTAGACTTTTTTGCGGCGGCTTTTTTCTTTGCGACTGGTTTTTTCTTGGCTTTTGGCTTTTCAACCCACGCTTCGTTTTCTGGCGTGCTTGGGTCATCTTTGACGAAGTGTCCATCTTCATTACGCGCCCTTACCATTTCTACAGGATTTTCAGATAGCCTTTGGGCTACCTTCTTCTCTTTTTCCTGTTGCGCCATTTTTGCTCTAACAGTTGATGTCATGATACTATCCTTTGCTCATTGCGTTTAGAGAGGCAATGTCACGTTGTGTTTGTAACCTCTCTTCAGCAATTCTGGTTTTGTCTTCCAGAGCGGCTTCGGACACATCAATACGCTGTTGTGCTATGAGTACGTCACTGCGCTCCTTCTCTTCATTGAATGCCTGTTTTGCGTCAAACTCTTCTTGCTTACGCTGTAAATCTGCGGCCTTCAGTTGAAGCTCTTGGTTTCTTATATCTACCAAAGGATCGCCTTGCTCTTCTGGCGTCATGGCCTGAACAAGTTCTTCGGTTAGATCAGCAATAATCTGAGCCGCCATTGCATCAACTTGAGGCTGTATTTGCTGCATCATTTGTTGCTGTGGGTCCATAGGAGGTTGACCCGGAGGTGGTGGTGGCTGCATCATCGCTTGCTGTTGCATCATCTGCATTTGTTCTGGTGGAATCTGGCTCATGACTTCTTGTTGCGCCTGTGCCTCTGCGAGTAGCCCTATATGCTCCTGTATGTGGCCCTGTAGCGCCATAATAGCATTCGGGTTTAGTTGCATAGCTGGAGTAGACATAACCGCCATGTGAGCCTCTATATGAGCCTCGTGGTCTTGCTGTGGGAATGCCTGCAAAGGAGCGCCCATAAGAGCGTTTTGGTTTTCCTTCGATGGGTTCACAGGAGGAGGGGGTGGAGGAGGTGGTGGCAAGATGCCATCAATGTTAGTTACGCCAAGAGCCTCGTACATTTTTCGGTACGCTTGATATAAGCCCTGTGGACCGCCGTGTATCTGCGGGTTTGACTGAACCATTTGCAACTCTGTCTGCGCCAACGCAATACGCTGGGACATAGAGAAAATGTTTGGATCAGACACAGGAAGAACATCAATGCGAGCATCAAAGTCCTGTACGAATATTTCTGGACCCATCTGCATATCAGCAGGATATGGGTACGCCTGAACAGTTTCAGCGAAAATCTTAGAAAGCAACTTAAACTCAATCTTTTGAGAATAATGCAAACGCTTATGGATCGCAGACATAACCTTTGTGCCACGCTCCATGATCGCCATCGTGGTTCCCACTGGCGTGTCACCGCTCATCTCACCGACCTTCATGTCAGCCATAGATGCGAACCTACGTCCAGCGTCCACAAGCGTTCCTAGAAGGTTATAAAGCGTCCCTGAAGGCTCCTTGAAGGGGAGTGGCATCAAAGAGCCTTGCAGGGTGCCTCCAACCACATCAATATCGCGGAACTCACCCGGTTGAAGGGGAGAATCTTCGTCACGAATACGAGCACCACGGGCTTTAAAGCCTGCTGGTAAGTTGGAGAGCGTTCCTGCATCAATCAATTGACGCAAAATAGACGTAGATGCTTGGGCTAAACCACCAATCATATGTGTTAGGCCAAGGCCATAAAAACCAAGACCCGGAAGAAACTTGTAATGCACGAAGTATTGCTTCGCACGCTTCATCGGATCGGTTTCCTCGTAGCTCCTACGAACGGATAGTACATCACCAGAATCGGCAATGATTGTGACGATATAAGGAAGGCGCAGACCAGTAGGCTCGCCGTCCTCACCCATGTCCTCGAAACCTTCAATGTCTAAGGACGTATGAACCTCATAAAGAGTTATATCCTCAGACGGTCCAGATGGATGTACGCCTTGAATGTCATCAATAGACTCCTCAACCTCACCCATAGACGCTTCGTCATAGTTGGAAGAACTTGGAAGTTCGATGTCTTTGTAAAATCCTACAAGCTGTAGCTTTCGAACATCATTCGAATCCATATTCAAACGATGCGTAATCCGCGGAGAAGACATCAAATCAGTTGCACCATAAGGCACAATCACATCTTCAGCATGAATAAACTTACTGACCGCACGCCCTTTAAGCGGGTCAAAGTAAACTTTTTTAAATGTCGATCCAATCACAGGTAAATAAAACAGCATCTGATCCAACTCAGGATCGTACTCTTCCATTTCATATGTAATCATATAATTCATGTAGTCTTTGACACGCTCAGACTGCTTAACAAGCATTTCATTCTGTGCGCCAACAACGGCGGTACGAACAGGTCCAGTTGCAGGCAATAACTCACGATAAGCCTGCGCTTGAAACTGCGTAACACTTTCAGCAAGCAAAGGATGAATAACGCCAGAAGAACCCTCGAAAGGCTCACTGCGCTCTTCAGTCTTCATACCAAGAAACTCTAGTCCCTTTTTGTATGTATCTTCCCAGTCTTGGCGTGCCGCAAAGTCATCTTCAATCGCGTTAACAATATCAGAAGATATAGCCATAAGCTCATCTTCCTCAATAACGTCTGCAAGGTTTCCATCAAAAGGAACGTCAGCTACAGGCTCACCCTCTTCTTCATATTCACCAACAACGGCACTACCATCATCAAATTCAGTAATCCCCGGAGTTGCTGGAAGCTCAGGTATTTCCTGCATACGAGTTGTATCTTCAACCACTGGTTCTTCGGGAGTGCCGCCAGCACCTAAACCTTGCTCAATAGCCATTAGAAAATGTCCCTCTCGTTACCCTCAATCGGCTCAAGAGTGTTAATATTGTCAAAATCTGTGATAGGGCCACCTTTTTTCCACAAGTTGCAGACATTTTCCGCCATACATGTGAAGTCTAATTCGGTGCAGTAACCCACAGGAACGTCTTCTTTCATTCCTATTCCGTTATCAATGCAATCCAAAACAGAAGCGCGAATGTCATAATAAGCGCATGTACCACATACGTTCTTGTCACCTTCAGCCGCGCCGTAATCTTGGTCTTTAATCGCAGACTCACGATTTTCATCGTTAATAGACGAATCTTGAGTTGATAGAGGGCAAGAAATCTCCTCCTCCATCATATCATCTTCGTACATATCATCATCAACGAGTTGATTAACGCCAGACTTCAATTCTTCCATATCAATGTTAATGATGATTTTAGCCATTATTTTACTCCAGAAAATCTGGTTCCGCTAATAGCAGCACCGCCACCGCGGGAATGACCGCCACCAGTACCACCTTTTGTGGAAGCCTTTTGAGGCTCTGGGTCATGCTCATACATAACGCCGTCTTTCTCAACGTTGCCACCATGACCATATTTTTTAACAGCACCGCCGCCCATATACTTTTTAACAGCGCCGCCTTCCATATACCTCATAGCCGCTTCAGGGTCCATCTTTTGCTGAACCGCTTCAGGTAACTTTGAAAATCCTTTATACTTTTTTGACATATTTGGCATTAGCTTTGTCCTTTATATTTGCCGCCGCGACCCTTCATGACACAGCCCATTTTTGGTTTCTTAACCTTTTTACTTTTTACAGCGCCGCCGTCTTCATACTTCATGACCTTGCCGCCCTTCATCATGCCAGCAGGAGACTTCTTCATTCGCCTCATCATCATTTCAAGCATTTTGGCTTTTTCAGCCCTTTTCGAAAGAGCGTCTTCGCCTTTACGAATCTCTTCGTTTTCACGGCCTTCCATCATTTGCATACGGTTACCACGTTCTAACGCTGCAATCTCTTCTGGAGTAGCATCCATACCTCTTGGACGCATCCTAGGGCGTGGTGAGTTCATGGGTGCACCACCCATTTTCTTTTTGGCTTTTAGACCTTTAGGTCTCATTTTAGGGCGCATTCCGTCCATAATATATCTCCTAGCAATTCCATTTACGTAAGCTCTTGTTGATACGGCTATCAGGATCGTTAGCCGTCTTTGAGCTTGTGTTGCGCTTCTTCATGCCCTTCATACGGGCACAAAAAGACTTCCGCCGATTGGCGGCTTTAGAGCCTTTTTTAAGTTTACTGGGTTTTGTGGTAACAGCAGTCTTTAGTTTACTACCGGGATTAGCTTTCCGATAGCTAGCAACGCCTTTAGCGTTCAGCCCACCAGACTCACTCTTACCCGCTTTGCGAGTCCAAGCAGGAGATTTTACGCCCCCACCTTTTTTATAATATGCTCGCATACCACGCTCCTAGCTGTAGAAAAACGTGATGGCAGTAATGTTTGTAGCTGCAGAAACATACACGTCTGAACTACAACGAATCCCGTCATCAGGAATGTTTACAGAATGCGAATCAGACGCCAGAAAATCTAGGTCTAATACAGTTGTGCCGCCGTTACCATTAGTAAGTGTAAGGCGTCCTGCACCACCGCTGCTTGTTAAAACTTGTACCTGACGTACCCGCGCTGGACCTATAGCCAACGAACCCGTACCAGTTACACGTTTGGTTAATACATCAGAAGACATATGCTAATCCTTCTTTTTTGAAGGACGACCACGTTTTTTAGCTGGTTGTTCTTCCCACGCCTCATTTACATCAGGTGTAGAAGGATCATCCGCTTTAAGCGTGCCGTCTTCTTTTCGTGCACGAACTTTAACAACACCGATCCCTCGGGCTGCTAGTTCTTCTTTGCTTGGAGGTTGAAACCGATCACTCATGCTTCACCTCCTTACGCTGCTGCGATTGTAGCCCCAGTGTCAGAACGCTTCCAGTTTGTTCCGTCAGAGAAAGCCAGTATTGCAGAGCCAGCAGCTCCGTTAGAAACAAATACAACAGTACCTGCGCCAGCCGCTGAAGCTGAAGGTGCGTTAGCAACTGTATATGTTGGGACAACGATATCACCAATGAAACCGTTGGTTGAGGTCACTGGACCTGAAAATGTAGTATTCGCCATGAATATATCCTCACATGCGAGTTAAGTGAATCTGTCTGCATGTCGTCAGTCGGGCCTGTCAGATTCACGGGATGTTCCCGATTATTAACAATCTACCACCATATAACGTGATATGTCAACAAAAAGAAAGGGGCCACCGAAGTGACCCCTAACATAGTCTATGTGACCTGCTTACGCTCCGGGCGAACCGAAAATACCTAATGGGTCAGATACACCGAAGCTGTAACGCTCACGGGCTTTATAGCGGCTATTGCCTGTATCGAAATCAGCATCCATCGAAGTCGCCATAGGCGCACGAGTGAAGTGCTTCAGACCATTTGGTACGTCAGTCATCAAGAACCACGCATTAGTGTCTGTCAGATAGTGGTTGACCGCATAGCCTTCAGGGATTGACCCGTTATTGCGTAGTGCGTTCAAATCGTTATCGGCAGTGCCGACACGACCTTCTGTCTCTAGGAGACGAGTTGCCACGAACTGCAGTGCTGGTGGGATAATCAACTTACGTGGCTGTGATGCAATAAGCAAACCACGTTCGTCTGTCCAACCCGCGATCTGAATAACGGACGCTTCAAGAGATGTCTCATTGAGGTCAGCCGCTACTGCTGGCGTGTTGGAGTTTGATCCACCAGATACCAATGGATGATCGGTAGCACACAAGGATTTACCGTCACCATATGTGGTGCCTGCGGCGAAGGCGTTGTTAAGGATTGCTGCAGCCTTAACTTGCTTCGTGTACGCCATCGCACGAGCCAGTGCTTTAGTATAACGAGATGACAATGAGTCATACAAGTTATCCTCGATAGCTTCCTCAGTAATTGAGAAACCCATTGCAACTGTTTCGTGTGTGTAGCGTGCAGTCCATGCTTCTTGAGCATTATCATACTCAATCGCAGAACCTTCACCTTTAACTGGCGCTGCTGAGAAACCGGATAGTTTAGTTTCTTCTTCGAAAGACCGATCTGATGATTCGGTTTCAAAGATTTCAGCGTGTTCTTCGCCATATTTTGCGTATTCCATTCCGAACAATGCGTTCAGGCCGGGGAGCAGCTCTTTAAGTAGCTGGGCGCGTGAAATAGCCATTAGTTAATCTCCTTATACGCCAGTGGTGTTGTTATACTGATGACCTGCGTTCCATTTAACGTAGGCTTCAGTGTAACCACCACTTGTGTTTTTGGTTTCTTCGACCAAACCGATGATACGGAACGGCAACGTGTTAGTAGTTGCTGATGTATCAGAAATAGCACCACGCGAGTTACCCGAAGTCGAGTCACCTGTGTTGTCTACGCCTGCTACGTTTGCACCGATATCAGTTTGTGCTAAATCACCAATAGTTGTACCCGAAGAAACAACAGCGGCTTTAAACAACAGGTCAGTAGCATCTGCTACGTAAGCCTGAATGTCGCTTGCAACTGTGCCCGCAGGGTAAGATTGACTGTATAATTCATAACCCAAGTTTGGATCAGTGTATTTACAACCCATGAAAACACCAACAGGTGTCATTGCAGCGTCGAACGTATCACGCTCAACGGTGCCTCCAGTAACCACTTTAACGGCGTCACCAAAGAAGATGCTAGTAGCATAGCCGCTAGCGATATTCATTTGACGATAGACGCCCCCAACAAAGGGAGTGCCGCTTAGTAATTTTACCGGAACCAGACCATAAGGCCCGCTAACAGAAGGATAAGCCATCTAAAGCTCCTAAGTTTAAGTTCCTTTACCGAAAGTAACCTTCGTCTTCCGTTCGTTAAACAACGGCATACGAGGATCATTTTCTCTCATAAAGTTGTTGTCTACAGATGACATCTGAGCTTGTGCCTGATCGTTATAATAGGCGTTTCGTTCTTCAATCATTTCGACTGGAGCCTTACACAACATCAAACCACCAATAACCACATTGTCTTTAAAGCGTTCTTGCTCAATAGCAACAATGGTAATTTCTGGATGATCCGACGCCTTTACTGGCTCCCAACCTTCTCTTAATTTTGACGAAACGTTGGTGGCGTCAACCTGACCCTGCGTACTAACGCGTACCCAGTGAAAGTTATATCCCGGCTCGGGATTAGGAGATGGTAACACCTCTGGGCGCTGCCAAGCCTTTTTACGAACTGTACGTTCGCGGGTTTCTAAATCACGGTTAATCCGATTCTCAGCCATTTTGTTTCCTCATATCTATTGCAACCTGTTTGGCGTATTGTTCGGGCGTTAGCCCCAACCGTTTAGCGATTTGAACCTGAGTACGTGTCAACGTAACTTTCTTAGGCGCTGTGCTCCGCGTTGCGGGGGCAACCACTTGGGTCTTCTTTCGCTTCGGTTCGGCCTCCTCAAAATTATCTGGGAAGACCTGACGCATACGAGAGTCAATCGTCTCGTAGTATTCATCACTTTGTGGGCTTACGCCCTGTTTGACAAGTTTATTATGCAACCCCAGCGCTAAACTCGTCATCTCATCATCGCTACCAAACCACGAATTGTTCTTTTGCCAATCTGCGGCCCGATCATCGACTTGTACTGCCGGGGCGGTCTGTTCTACCTGTTGTTGTACAGGGGTTTGTGTTTCCTGTAAAGCGGGTATTTTGAAGTTTGCTAGTCTTTCGGACTTTAACTTAGCATTCGTTAGCTTTTCTTGTGCTTCTAAGACAGCATCGGAATCACCTGATTCATACGCTTCCTTATAGCTACGTTTAGCTGCTTCTGTTTCAATAGAAGCATTCTTCTTGGCTTGCTCAAGTAACGCTGTCTGGTTCTTGTTTACATTACCCTTTAGCTTTTTGTTCTCTTCCATAAGCTGTTGAGTAACACGTTCAAGTTCCTGACTTTGCCGTACAGCTTCTTCTTTAGCCCTACGCTCGTCATGGTAACCCTTGCTAAAATGTTGGATACGCTTGCGAACCTTGTCGGAATAGTCTTCCAACTCATCATCTGTGACATCCGTTGGGGGATCAGACGCTTTACGGTTACGATCAGCTTTCGGCGTGTCATCGACCACTTCAACCTCAACGTCGTTGTCATCAGTATCCGCTTCACTTTCAACTTCAGGAGCATCGGCTCCATCTGCTGCGAAATCTGCTGCAGTTTTCTTGCCAGTAATGTCGATCTCAACTGCACTCGTATCCTCAATAGCCATTGCGTTGTCGGTTTCATCTTCAGGAAACTCAAATTCTACTTTTTGAAATGCCATATCTACGCCCTCTGTATCCCGGTTGGATCAGCAACGACTGCCTCAATAGAGTCGTCATTCATCAACCGATATTCTATACCACCAATAGTGAATCGTGTGCCCGAGTTCATTCGGAACATCACAAAGTCACCTTCCTTACACCACGGCCCGTCAGGGAAACGTTCTTTGTCTCCGTAAGCGGCTGATCCCATGTCCACAACAAGTCCAATAATAGACATAATGTGGTCTTGAGTTTTAGCAGTGTCTGTCTTGATGATAGAAGTACCTGATATGGTTTCTTCTGGTTGTGGTAGTGCTACGAGTACGCGGTAGCCCACGGGTTTTGGGAGTTGTAGCTCCAATTCAGCATCGCTGATTTTAACTGGTTCTTCAGTCATTATCGTCATCCATATAGTTTTTCGCAAGGTCTTCAATGTAAGACTTGCTGGCTCCGAGACCTCGAATTAAGCCAACAACCTCTCTAAACTCCGCATAGTCTTTAGGTGACCCCGCGGTTAAGAAACTCTGTGCAGACGAGATATCCCCGTCGATTTTATCTTTCAGCACGTCAAAGACGGTTTTTGCCATTGTATGTTATGACTCCTTTTTAGGGTTTTTGTTTGCGTTCTGCATCATGCGAGCAAGTTCAAGGTCAACCTTGTTGTCCTCTACACGCTTCGCTGTAGCATCTCTGACCCCTTGACGTTTGGCGTCGATAGCCAGCTCTGCCTTCTCTACGTTAATCTGTTCCGAAGCAATCTTAGCATCAATCATCATTTTCTGCTGTTTCTGCTTCAGTTCAGCTTGTTTAACTTGTGAGTCGGTTTGGTCTTTCTGGGCTTTACGCTGCTCTTCTGACTGCTTGATCTGCAGTTCTGCCTGTTTCATCTGGATGATAGGGTCTTGCTGCTGCTGTTGAGCTTTCTGCTGCGCGGCTTGCTGCTGGTTTGCCTGCGTAAGTTGCTTGCCTGCGTCTGCTACTAGACGTGACAGTTGTACTTCCATATCCTCTGGCAGCTCCTCGTTCGGAGCGGGTAGTGGTGCGCCTAGCTTCTCTTCTATCTTCTGGCGATAGGCGAAGCCAAGGTGTTCGGCAATATGCGCCTGTAGTGAGGCCATGATCTGTTTTGCCTGCGGGTTCTGACCGATCATCTGAGCCATCATCGGGTCTTGCATGAACGATGTATGTGTAGCGATATGCGCTTCGTGGTCTTGGTAGATAAACGCTTTCATCGGTTTGCCGATCAGCGCGTCCAT